GGGATCTTTGAGCAGTCTACAATGACTCTTGAGATAGAGACTACCCGTGCTATTGCTGCACAAATACTAAGACATAGAAGTTTTACTTTCCAAGAGTTCTCACAGAGATATGCTGCTAGTACTGCATTGGGTGAGATTGATTTACCAGAACTTCGTAAGCAAGATTTAAAGAATCGTCAGAACTCTACTGATGACTTAGATCCTAAGACAGTTGATAAATTTGAACGTCAAATGATTACGTTGTTTAGTTCTGCTAAGAGTCTTTATACGCAGATGTTAGATGCAGGGGTTGCTAAAGAATGTGCTAGAATGGTATTACCACTCTGTACTCCTACTAGAATCTATATGACTGGTTCTTGTCGTTCTTGGATACATTATATAAATCTAAGGTCTGCACATGGCACTCAGAAGGAGCACATGGTGATTGCAGAGGCATGTAGGAAGGTGTTTACCGAACAATTTCCTTCTGTATCAGAAGCCCTTGAATGGGTCTAAATAATTTTACAAATTACTAATATTATGCCTACATATCCTGTTAAAAATTTAAAAACTGGTGAAGAAAAAGAACTTTCCATGACAATGAAAGCTTATGATGATTGGCGAAAGGAAAATCCTGATTGGGATAAAGATTGGTCAAAGGGAGTTGCTGGAGTTGGAGAAGTTGGTGAATTTCAAGATAAATTATCCAAAACTCATCCAGGATGGACTGATGTTTTAAAGAAATCTGAAAAAGCTGGTGGTATTTCTGGAAGATTAGCTAGAAAGGGTATTGGTATGACAGGTAATGCTTTTGTGGAAGATTAAATAATGGCAAGAAAGAAAAGAGCAACAGCAAAAGATCAACCCATAGGGATTGGGTTAACGGCAAAACAGATGAAAAGAAAAAAACCTTTAAATTCTGAATATTTGGTGGATGTTACACCAATTACTGATAATCAGAAAAGACTGTTTGATTCTTATAATGAAGGTAAGCAAATTATCGCTTATGGTGCTGCTGGAACAGGAAAAACATTTATTACTCTTTATAATGCTCTTAAAGATGTATTAAGTGAAAACACACCTTATGATAAGATTTACATTGTTAGATCTTTGGTTGCAACTCGTGAAATTGGTTTCTTACCTGGTGATCATGAAGATAAGTCTTCATATTACCAGATACCATATAAGCATATGGTAAAGTATATGTTTCAGATGCCTTCTGATGCAGACTTTGAGATGCTTTATGGTAATCTTAGGGCACAGGAAACTATTAAGTTTTGGAGTACGTCATTTTTAAGAGGAACTACATTAGATGATGCTATTATTATTGTTGATGAATTTCAAAACTTGAATTTTCATGAATTAGATAGTATAATAACAAGAGTTGGTGAAAATACTAAGATTGTATTTTGTGGTGATGCATCTCAAACAGATCTTACTAAAACCAATGAGAAAAATGGTATTGTTGATTTTATGAAAATATTGAGAGCAATGCCTTCTTTTGAAATGATAGAATTTGGTATTGATGATATTGTTCGTTCAGGATTAGTTAAAGAGTATCTTATTGCTAAATTAGAAGCAGGTATGTAATGTTTAATCATGTTGATGTGAATCTCCCTAAGTTATCAAGGGAGACTATAGATGGAGTTCGTTATTATTCTGTTCCAGACGAAGAGGAATTACTTAAATTAGTTTCTATTACGTCCGTCACTAGTCACTTTAATAAAGAGATCTTTGTTAATTGGAGAAAGAAGGTAGGTAATGAAGAGGCAGATCGTGTTACTAAGGCAGCTACTGGTCGTGGAACCGATATGCACACTCTTACAGAGCATTACTTAAAGAATGAAAATTTACCAGAAGTACGTCCTATATCAGATTTTCTCTTTAAAATAGCAAAGGGGCATCTTAATAAAATAGACAATATTCATGCTCTGGAAGGTTCGCTATATAGTAAAGAATTAGGTATTGCTGGAACTGTTGATTGTATTGCAGAATATGATGGTGAGTTAGCGATAATAGATTTTAAAACATCAAAAAAACCTAAACCCAGAAAATGGGTCGAGCACTATTTTGTGCAGTGTATGGCATACGGTTGTATGTTATATGAATTAACGGGAATATCCGTCAAAAAATTAGTAATTATTATGGCTTGTGAAAATGGAGAATGTGTCATCTATGAAGAAAGAGACAAAGCAAAGTACATTAAATTGCTCCAACAATATATTAGAAAATTTGTTAACGATAAACTGGAGCTCTATGGAACCTAATAAAGAATTAGAAAAAGTAATTGAGAGTAAGTTCTTAACACCTCAAAAATTTGCCATAGAGATTGAAAAAATTGTGGTAGATCAAGAATTAAATTATATTGATGCAATATTATATTATTGCGATTCAAATAGTTTAGAGATAGAATCAATTACAAAATTAATTTCAAAACCACTTAAAGAAAGACTTAAATGGGATGCAACTCGTCTTAACTTTATGAAAGCAACTTCTAAGGCAAAATTACCTTTATAATGCAAGAAATTGTTTATTTTAATAAAATTACTGAACTTATGGAATCTCTTGAAGGTGAAGTATTTACAGATCCATTTCCTCATCTTATTATAAAAAACTATTATAATAGTAAAGAACTTGAACTACTTTGGGAAGAACTTAATTTTTATACCAAACCAGGTAAACTTTTACCTGCTGAAAAATATGGTGGAATAAAAGGGTATACCGAAGCAAAAGCAATATCTTTGGATGCTCTTTATATTGATCGTAGTCCAAATGGTGGTGCTAATTTCAGAAATATTTCAGACATTCTTACAGTAAGTAGAAAATTATTTACATCAGGTATTCTTGATGAATTTTCTAAAATACATGATTGTTGTTCATTAGCATCTAAAACTAATAATGATTTTACTAAAGTTAGGTATTATCATAATGGAGAAGCTTATGCTCCTCATATAGATAAGACTTATCAATTCTTAGCATTTTCTTATTTTTATAAAGAACCAAAGAAATTTACTGGTGGAGAGTTAATGTTTCCCACATATGATTATGAGTTGACATGTGAGAATAATTCTATTATAATAATGCCAGGTTGGGTTAAACATGGAGTTAACGAGGTAAAAATTGAAGACTCCAATTATTATGATGGATATGGTAGATACTGTATCTCTAACTTTTTTACATGTATTGATAAAAAGTGAAAGTGACACCGTTTGAAACCTATAGAACATACTTATCAATGAAAAGTCATTTTACTAACCCTAAATTCGACTTTTTTAAGTATGGTGGTAAGTCAAGAGCAACCATGACATCCTTTAATAAACGAAAGGATAAGTATTGGTTTGAAAAAACATCTAGGAAATATTCCGATCAACAAATATTGGATTTTCTATTATCAAATTTTGTAATTGCAGACAACCCACAAAACTTATGGATTGGAGAAATTATCAATTCTGGCGAAAGAAATTACGCCGACTGGATGAGACGGAAACAGAGTTTGACGTACTTATTCAAGGAACAGTCAGAGAAATTGCTCTCAGAGAACGAATTACAAACAGTATTCGATTGCTCGAAGGGACATCCAGTTATTCTAAAAAGATATCTGGGTGGGGAGATTTCGCTAGAAACACTTACGATTATGGAAAAGGTCTTTTCTTTCGTAAAAGATTTCGATAAGAAACTTACAGACCCTGTGTGGGAAACCGTAAGTCTCAAAATCAAAAAATATATTCCCTTCATAAATATTAACGTGTACAACTACAAAAAAATTCTAAAGGAGGTTATTAGTAATGGCTCTTGATAATAGTGAAGTTCTCAAGAACTTACAAGAACAAATAGGACAAGTTCAACAGCAAGTTGAAACTGGTCGTGCGACTTTATTGAGACTTCAAGGTGCAATTGATGTGCTTACACAAATTGAAGATAGTAAAGAAGAGACTACTGAAGAAGCACCAGTTGATGGTGGTGAAGTAGAATCAACAGAAGAAGGTTAATGTCTAAGTTTTTCGAGTCTGAAATTATTCGGGACGAATTAAAAGAAATTAATCAACTACAACAAGATGTTTACGGATCCATGTTATCTTTTGGTGATATGGAACGTGAGGATCAAATTGAACATATTGAAATGCTTTCTATTCTTTTAGAAAAGCAAAGAGTTATGTATACTCGATTATCTTTATCAGATGATCCAGATGCTGTCAAAATGAAAGAACAATTAGAAAAATCAGTTGAACTAATGGGGTTCCCTGCAGGAACTGATATTTCTGTTTTATTCAGTGGTATGACACAAACTATTGAGAAACTCAAACAGGTTGTTGACCCGTAAGAGTTTTTTTGTTATAATAAAAACAAATCCAATTAAATCCAAATTAATCCGAGGTAATCAATGTCGTTTGCTAATCTTAAAAAGCAATCAAAACTAGGCTCTCTTACACAAAAACTTGTGAAAGAAGTCGAAAAAATGAATAATAATGGTGGACAAGGCGATGACCGTCTATGGAAACTAGAATGTGATAAAGGTGGTAATGGTTATGCCGTTATCCGTTTCCTACCTGCACCAGATGGTGAAGATCTACCATTTGTAAAACTATACTCCCATGCCTTCCAAGGTCCTGGTGGTTGGTATATTGAAAACTCCCTTACTACTCTTGGTGGTAAAGATCCTGTTTCTGAGTTTAATACTACTCTATGGAACAATGGAACAGATGCAGGTAAAGAGACCGCACGTAAGCAGAAGCGTAAACTTACATATATTAGTAACATCTATGTTGTGAAGGATCCTACTAATCCTGAGAACGAAGGTAAAGTATTCTTATATAAGTATGGGAAGAAAATCTTTGACAAACTAACTGCAGCAATGCAGCCTGAGTTTGAGGATGAGGAAGCAATTGATCCATTCGATTTCTGGCAAGGTGCTAACTTCAAATTGAAGGCAAAGAACGTTGCTGGTTATAGAAACTACGACTCTTCTGAGTTTGCTGCTGTAAGTCCTCTCTTGAAGGATAGTGATGATGATGCACTAGAAGCACTCTGGAAGAAAGAGTACTCTCTTGCAGAACTTGTTGCAACAGATCAGTTCAAGTCCTATGATGAACTTAAGACTCGTCTAAGTTATGTTCTTGGTAACAAGAAAGTTACTCAAGATGCAGAGACTGTTGATGAGGATAGTGATAGAGGTGAAGCAGAACAGTTAGTAACTACTGCAACTGCAAATACTCCATCCAGTACAGATGATGATGAAGCACTTTCGTATTTTGCGAAACTCGCTGCTGAATAACACAAGAAAGGGGTCTCACGACCCCTTTTTTTTATGAATCAATAACGTTAGTATTTTCTGTTTTAATTAAGTTATCATTTAAATATTCTGTTGATGTATCATATATCATAATATCTCTAAAGTCATTTAGGAATTGTTGTAAATATTCAGATTTAAGTAAATATATAGATGATTTTTTATTATTTAAACGTGTTTCGTATATGTAATTTGATATTCCTATTCTAACATCAGTTCCACTTTTTGTTCTATTTTCACTGATAGGTTCTTCATTTGCATTTAAACCTGTAATTTCAGAATATGATAGTGTAAAGTCGGAATCTACAACTTTACCAGCAGGTAAAATTAAATGACCTTTATTATCTTTAATTTCTTTTGTTTCATAGAAACGAGTAGAATTTAAATCATTACCATATTTGTCATATGCATAGTTATATAAGTTTCTATTTGATAATGGCCAATCATTTCTAACATTTATTATTCCACTGGTATTCTCAGGACCATTTGCACACATTAAAACAATCCAATCTAATTCATCACTACCATAGTAATCTTCTGCTACATTTTCTGGTCGATATCCCTCAGGTATTTCATATTTTGTGAATAATGTAAAAACACTTTGTAGATCATCTCGTAATTTTGCTCTACGAAATAGATTTTTCACTTCAATATAATCCAAAGAAGAATTTCTGGATGGTAAGAATGATTGATATAATAAATTTGGAAGTTCTCTAAAATATCCCATGTTTAGTACCCTACTGTGCTATCTGAATCATAACCTCTTTCATCAAAGTAATCATTATCATAAATTGGTTCAAGTTCTTTAAATGTTAAATCCATAGTCATAGATATTGGTTCTTTATTTTCATAGGTTGCATAAACACCTTCTGCAGTATAATTAACTGATATATCAGTCAAGAAACATTGTTTAAATTTATGTAAGAATGGATGATTTCTAAATCCACTCTTATATCTCAATTCAAATACGTTTGGAGTATTTAGAAATAAATTTGCACCAGAACCAGTTACTTTGGGTGCCATATTCATTTTGAAAGTTCTTATAATTAACTTACATTGTTCTGCTTCCTTTTCACTTCTAGGAGTCATTTTAAATGAGAATCTAAAATTTCTTATTGTGGGACCATTAAACAATAGTTCCATATTAGGATTTAATACTTGTCCTTGTTCTCTTGCTAATAATTGATTAACTGTTACGTTACCACCAAATACACCAACTGCACTTGCTGCTAATTTTTTAGTAATTAATGATTTGGCAGCATCTACACTTACACCAGAACTTTTTAGTGCATTTTTTAATGAATCTCCACCAGCAGTTATTGCACCTTCAACATCACCTTTACCTATTGCTGAACCTACATCTCTCATCATATCTGCTGTTCCACCAACAGCAGCACCAACAAGACTGTTTAATTTATCTTCACCATAAGCAGCAGAATTACCATCTTGAATTTGGGATGGTATTTGTAGTAATACTGTTCCTTGATTAACTAATGATTGAGTTGCTGTAAAACCACGAACTGGTGATCTTCCAGAAAGTTTTCTACTACCAACAGAACCGACTATTCCACCAGATTCACTTGCTTTTTTTACTGGAACGTATTTTGTAATATCAATTTGCAGATAATCAGTGGAGTCCGTCATTGCTTCTAACGGATATCTTAATAAACCACCTCTATCTCTTATATTAGATTGTTTATGTGCTTCTGTTGAACCACTAGCATTTTTACCATAACTAGATGATGTTATATTACCTGAAAGTTTCTTTTTATCAACTCCACTATCTACTTGTAATTGTCTATTCTCTGCTGCATCTTCTCTCCAAGTTTTACTAGTATTACTAACACCTAATTTTTTAGCACGATCTTCAATTGCTTTTTTTCTATCCCTTATTACTTTTGTTGTTTTATAGTTCTTTTGTGCTTCTGTAGCTTTTTTTGTAGTAAATCCATCACTACCTTTACTATCAAATAATTTCCCACCTAACATTTTATCGACCTTATATATTAATTTTAACTATTTAGACGTATTTTTGCATAAGGAATAGAACGTAAAGATTGCATCTCTTCCGAATTGACTATATGTAGGTTTCCTACCATCTCTTGCCATGTATATTGTCTAACATTTCCCCAATGAAAATTCAATCCTTTGAATCCCCAATTAAACACATCTGTAACTGCAACTAGAGGAAATTCATCATATTGAATACCTGATGTTTTTGGTTGATATACAAAGGTATAATAGTTTCCTGCTTCAGGAACTCCTTCTGCTTCGGGTAGTGCTTCTAGTATTTCTAGCATTAAATCATCAGGACTTTCAATTCCTAACATATTTTGTTTTATACTTGAAATTCTATCCATTACTTGATACCTAGTTCGTTCTCTGTTAATACTTTAAATTCTAATTTACGATCCTTACAATATTCTGTTGCTGCTTCCCATTTTGCTTGGTTCTTTGCATATTCACATACCTCACGAATGTATGATTTAGTTTTTCTTTTTTGAACTTTTGGTTCTATACATTGTTTCTTTGGTTTGATTTCAATTACATATTTTTTAATTTGTCCATTACTTTCTCGTACCTTAATATAGAAGTCTGGAAAGTATCTATGAGCACGATTATCTATGGGAGATATATAACGAATGAAAAATTCTTCACTTCCCCACTCTAAAATATTCTGATTACTATCACAATATTTCATAAATTTAAGTTCCCATAAAGAACGGTATATTATATTGGTATAATCACCTCTATACTTCTTAGGAATGCTTGGTCTGAATTTTCCTTTATAAGCCATCTAAATAGAAATAATATAAGACTCGTAAGGTATTTAGAGTGGCAAAGGGTATAGTACAAAGAATAACGATGTCAGAAGTCAAGGAGAAACTTGGCAAGCTGTCGTTAACAAATCAATATCAAGTTCATTTTTCAAATCTTAATCAGACGGTAATGAATTATCTTCAAAGACTTGGAATTGATAATGCTAGAAATTACTTATCTAGAGATTTGGGGATTCTTTGCTCTGAGGCATCATTACCTGCTAGTGCATTTGCAACTGGTGAAGTAAAGGATAATTTTATGGGTGTTCCTCAGGAATTTGCCCATACTCGTTTATATACTGATATTGATTTTACTTTTTATGTGGATGAGGACTATACATCTTTAAGTATTTTTGAAGGATGGATGGATTATATTTCTAGTGGTGCAGATGTTGATCCTGATCAAAAGGCATTTTATAGAAGATTTAAATATCCAGATGATTATAAATGCAATACAATGACAATTACTAAATTTGAAAAGAACATTGAAAGAACTTTAATGTATGAATTTAAGAATGCTTTTCCCAAATCAATTACATCTCTACCTGTTACATATGGAACAGCAGATTTAATGAAAGTTACAGTTAGTTTTAATTATGATAGATACACTGTAACAAGAAGTTAAAATTACCCCTATAAATAAATTTACTGAAGTGTGAAAACATTATGCCATTACCAAAGATTAATACTCCAACTTATGAGTTAGTTATTCCTTCTACTGGAAAAAAAATTAAATATCGTCCTTTTCTTGTAAGAGAAGAAAAAATACTTATTCTTGCATTAGAAACGGAAGATACTGGACAAATAGCAAATGCTGTTGTTGAAATATTAAATGAGTGTATTCTTACAAAGGGAGTTGATGTTACTAAACTTGCTACTTTTGATATTGAATACTTATTCTTAAATGTTCGATCAAAGTCAGTTGGTGAGACTGTTGAAGTTAATTTGACTTGTCCAGATGATGATAAAACATCTGTTGAAATGGAAATTAATATTGATGCCATTAAAGTTCAAAAGACCAGAGGGCATAAGAATATTATTAAACTTGACGATCAATATTCTATGAAACTTAAGTATCCATCATTTGATCAGTTTATTGAAAGTAATTTTGATACTGGTAATGATACTAGTGATGTTGATAAATCATTGAATATGATTACTAATTGTATTGAGATGATTTATGATGAAGAAGAGAGTTGGGATGCTTCTGATTCAACTAAAAAAGAATTAGAAGATTTTATAGAGCAATTGAATAGTAAACAGTTTAAAACTATTGAAAAATTCTTTGAGACAATGCCTAAACTTTCACATAAAGTTAAGGTAACAAATCCAACTACTGAGGTCGAATCTGAAGTTGTATTGGAGGGACTAGCAAGTTTTTTCACCTAAGTATGGCTCATACAAGTCTTGAGTCATACTATAAAGTTAACTTTGCCTTGATGCAACACCATAAATACTCATTAACAGAGATAGAAAATATGATGCCTTGGGAAAAGGAAGTTTATGTTACTTTATTAAAACAGTATATCGACGAAGAGAATCTGAAACAAAGTGCCGACAATTAATCCAGAAGTACTACCTTCTAACGTAAAACTAAATGTCACTAACATGAAAACCATCTTTGGTGGTGGTGGAAAAGGTGGTGCGATTGTTCCGAAGAAAGGTGGTGCTATTGCTCGTAGTGGTGGTGCTCTTAGTACTGAAAAAGTATTTCAATTAAATGATTTTGATCCTTTAGAAAAAAGGGTTGCTGCGAATGAAAAGAAGATTACTCTTTTGAAGAATGTTTTAAAGGCACAAAAACCTTTTGGTGGTAATGAAGATAAGTTAGCAGAAATAAATTCTACTCTTCAAGATATTGGAAATGCATTATCATTAGATTTTGCTAATAGAATTACTGAGGGGAAGGAAGCAAATAAATTAAGAAAAAAGGAAAACGAAGAAAGAAAAAAGAATCTTGCTGAGAAAAGTTTAGAAGGAATAAAGGGTGTAGGTAAAGGTTTAGGTGCAGGTATTAAAGGAGTAGCATCTAAGGTTGTTTCTCCGTTTAAAAATGTTTTTGATAAATTAATTAGTTTTGTCACATTATTGGGTGCTGGTATTGCTGGTAATGCTGCTATTACTTTTTGGCAGAATTTAGATCCAAAATGGAAAGATAGAATAACTGGTACATTTAATTTTCTAGCAAAACATTGGAAATGGATTGCTGCTGGAGTTGGTGTATTTCTTTTAACAAAAGTTATAAAGAAAGTAAGGCAATTATGGAAAGTAATAAGATTTCTTGGAAAGGGTATTGTTGGTGCATTTAAAGCAACAAAATCAATATTTAAACATGGTATAAAAAAAGCTGGAAAACGTGCAATAATTAAAGCAGGTGGAAAGTCTATATTTAAGAGTACTTCTAAAAAGGTAGCATCTAAGGTTACTAGTAAGGTTGCAACAAAAACAGCAACTAAGGTTGCGACAAAAGCAACAACAAAAGCAATAGGAAAAAGTGTTCTTAAAAAGATTCCTTTTATTGGATTAGGTGCAGGATTACTATTTGCTGGACAAAGAGCACTGGCAGGTGATTTTACTGGTGCTGGTTTAGAGTTAGCATCTGGTGCAGCATCAATGGTACCTGGTGTTGGAACTGGTTTATCAATAGCAATTGATGCAGGAACTGTTGCAAGAGATATTCATCGAGCAAAAAATGCAAATGAAGTTCCAGATTTGAT